TCGCGCATGAAATTGCCTCGCGTCACGCCTATCACATGTCACCCGATGAGGTGACAGATTACGTTATGAAGCTCAATAATAGTATTTACCATCGGTTAATTAAAGGTGATGGCAATGGCAACGGTAGTTAAAGTTGAGTTTGAGGGTTGGGTTGAAACAACCGAATTATTTAAACAAATAAGTAATGATTTCGGTGAAAAAGACGCAAGTAACATCATGCGTAACGCGGTACGTTTATCAATGAAAACCGTGTTAGAAAAAGCGCGTTCCTTAGTATCAAAAGACACGGGCGCATTAGCTGCAAGCCTACAGGTTGAAGCAAGAAAGCCGGGGAAAAAAGATTTTCGTTCTAAATATATATTTCCGGGCGATGTTGTGATAGGAGCAGTAACTACTGCAAGTGGTAAAGTTTTAGCAAAAAAGGAGTTTAAGAATCTTAAAAGTGGTAACAGTAAATTTAAACAAATTGGTATTAAAAGTGATGCAAGAGCAACGGTTTTAGAATTTGGCACAGGTCAAAGAGTGCCTAAACCATTTATGCGACCCGCATTAGAAAGTTCAGCAGCACAAGTCACTGGCACACTAGGTAAGTCACTTGGTGTAGCACTTGAAAAATACAAAGCAAAACAAGCCAAGAGGGTAATAAAATGAACGGATTATCAAAAGCATTTAATTTAAATAAAGACGAATTACGCATTAGGTCTTTTGAGTTTGCGGGGCATACATTTAAAGTGCGTGTACCGCTGACTTCACAATTAGACTTAATGAACGAACGTTTAAAGACGCCAGATGAATCTTTAACAAAAAAATTCTATGAGGAAATGACCAAAGGCTTGACCGAAGAATCGGACAAGGTGGTCATTACTGACGATGACGTTATATACGATGGCAACTCAATTAAGAAATTCTCTAAAGACAAAGCAATCGTTCAAGAGCGCATTACCTTAATGATGCAGTACTTAGTGCCAGAGGAAGAGGGTTTCGATATGAGTACTATTACATACGAAATGATTGATGAGTTATTCCCTTATGCTATTCAGTTGGAATTAGTAAAGTTAATTAGCGAAACAATCAGCCCTAGTTATAATGCCACTAAGGGAAAGTAATTGGGTCAGTCCGCAGGCAAGTTAAGGCTTATTTGACTGCACACGGTACTGACCCTGCATTAGTAGATGAAGAAACATTTAGCGATATTGCGGTTATGTACCACGCAGGGCTAATTGGTAACATTGGATTGCTTGAAGTTTTGGGCAACCTAACCGCAGGGCAGTTTAATAAAATGTTACCTAAAGGCAAGACTGGTTATAAGTTGCGTGACATCATACCCAATACTTACGATTACATTTACCCGCCATTAAGCGAACAAGACAAGAAAACACAGGTTAATCAAAGTCTTTTAGCTTTTGCGCTTATGAGTCCAGGCGCACCTGCAATTTTAACGAAGGGTATGTAATGGCAAATATTGCTCGACTTGGTGTAGCGCTTGGTCTTAACACTGCGGAGTTTCAATCAGGGTTAAAAGGCGCAATGGCTGGGCTAAAAAAGGTTAAAGATGCCGCCAAAGTTGTAGGCGTCGCTATCTTAGCTGCTGGCACAGCAATGGCGTACATGACCAAAAAGTCCATTGACAATATGGACACATTAGCCAAGCAATCACAAATGGCTGGCGTTACAACGGAAAGTCTTTCAGCTTTAGCTTATGCGGCAGACTTAGCGGGTGTTAGTCAAGATACCTTAGTCACAAGCATGGCTCGGTTATCCAAAGGCATGAGTGATGCCGCAATGGACACGGGCGAAGCCTTAAAAGGTTTTCAAGCGTTAAACATTGACTACAAAAATATACAAAGTACAGACGATGCTTTATTGCAAATATCTGAGCGTTTCTCACAACTGGCTGATGGTACAAATAAAACCGCTATTGCAATAAGTTTATTTGGTCGCTCTGGAGCGCAATTAATTCCATTGTTAAACGGTGGCGCAGAAGGTTTTGAAAAACTTAAACAAGAAGCAGAAAAATTAGGTTTAGTAATTGGCGGTGACACAACCAAATCAGCCGAGCAATTTAATGACAGCTTGACGCAATTAGGCTCTATTTTTACAGGCTTGGCTAACGAAATAGCTACCGCTGTGTTGCCGATGTTAAACAACATTACGCAAGCAATGTTTAATTCTTACATAGAATCAGACCAGTTAAGAGTTGGCATACAGGAAATCATACGCACAGACTTGCCACGATGGTTGGACAATGTTGCGTATGGTTTTGCATTTACTGCTGATGCCATAGGTAATGTCATAAACATTGTGCGTGGCTTTATACAAGTGTTACAACACGCAGGCGATGTCATTAGCTATGTCATGGCTAACGTTGAATACTCTATGGCTATTACTGACCAAGCGCAAGAGTCAGCCCTAGCTAAACAATCAAGCGTGTTAGCTAAACTAAAACAAAACGAAAAAGACTTTGACCAGTTTCAAAAAGAAAAGATTGCAAACGCTTGGCGGTATAGTGACGAATTAAAAGCTATACAAAACCAAACCGAAGAAGACACAGGAGATGACCGTTTAGCTATAGTTAAACAACAAGCACCTGCTTTAACTGACCCTAGAGCAGTAGACAAAACAGCTAATATGCTTAAAGAAGCTAAATTAGTTTCTGCTGAGTTTGAACGTGAGCGCATACACGCCATTGAGATGCTACAAATCAAAGCAAGCATGGCTGGTATGGCTACTAACGAGAAACGCGTACAGGAAGCCGTTAATGCGGTTTTAGACGCTACAAGTGCGAAGCTACAGGAAATATCAGACAAGCGCGAGAAGGCAGCAGGACAGGGCGCAGACTCTCAAACCTTAGCAGAGTATGACAGACAAGCATTAGAGGTTGAACGATTAGGTAGTATGTACGAAATGATTACACGTCAAATGGAAGATGCTACCATTGCGTCACAAATGACCTTTAGTTTTGGGTGGAACAAAGCCTTTGCACAATTTAGCGAAGATGCACAAAACTATGGGGCAATGGCGGCTGACATGTTTGGCAGTTTAGTTAGTAACATGAATACCGCCATTGATAACTTTGTAGACAGTGGGAAACTTTCCTTTAGTGACTTTGCCGAAAGCGTTATTAAAGACATTATCAAAATACAGTTAAAAATGCAGGCTAGTCAATTGCTTCAAATGGGGATTGGTTTTGCGATGAGTGCATTTAGTGCAGGCGCAGGTGGCGCTACAGCGTTTGGCCCTGGAAGTACCGCTGGCGGTGCGGGTGCTTTGTCTTTTCCGGTACGCGCAAACGGTGGCACGATTACCGGGCCAAGCATTGTGGGTGAGAATGGCCCAGAGTTATTTATACCCGGCAGGTCGGGCGCGATTATTCCAAATAACAATTTAGCAGATGCTATGGGCGGTGGTGGCGTCACTTACAATGGCCCAGTCATACAAAACATGCAAGCCATTGACACACAAAGTGGCATTCAATTTTTAGCTAAAAACAAGATGACGATTTGGAGCATGAATCAATCTGCAAACCGTAGTATTCCAGCAGGTAGATAAAAATGAGTTTAAATTTAATACTCGCTAATTCTGAAAGCGTAGGCATAAACGATCAACGTTTTGTCGGACAAGTTATTAGTAGAAACCAACGCATTAGCACGAGTGAAATTATTACTGTCGTGCCATTCGCGTTTGAAATGAAGCCGATGAATTATTTGCTTTATAGCCAAAGCAGGGGTCTATTAAATTCACTTCGCATACCTGACAAGGCACTGCCTCAATACCTTAATTTTGGCTCCACGGGCTGGGTTAACTATATTAAATATCAGGGTGATCTATCATCAGGGCAAATTACGACATGTCAATGGCAAACCAGTTCGGCTAATAAAAGCCTAGTTTTAGGCAACCTTCCGGCAATTAGTTCTAGCATTAGCATTGTGCGCGTAGGCGATTTTGTTCAAGTGGGTTTGTATTCATATATAGCCACCGCAGACGTACTCAGAGGCAGCGGTTCAACGGTAACCATACCAGTACACCGCAATTTAATAACAACTGTTACAAGCCCGATTAATGCCGTTATGGGCGAGTTTGGCACTACCGTATCAATGAGCGGTGCAACATACACGGGTGTAACCTTTCAGGTAATTTTGCGGGATTACCCTACGTACACATTAGTTCCGATGACCAATGATTCTTTTATACAATGGTCGGGAACATTTAAAGCATTCGAGAGTGTCTTATGAATGTAATTCCAGAAGTATCCGACACTAACAACATACGTTACGCTGACTTTGTGCGCGTGACCACACCTGAAGCGGTTTATAGGTTCGCTACTACACCGCAAGCGTTAACTGTTACTGCGGTAGACAGCCAGCCTTTTGACGCTGTAGGCTTACTTATGAAAGTAGGCGACACACAGCGCGATATTAAAAGTACCGCAAATGAAACTACGTTTACGCTTGTCGGCATTGACACCGCTATGCTTGGCTGGGTATTAGGAAACCAAATTAAAGGCTCGCAAATAGAAGCATGGAAAGGGTTTTTTAACACCGATGGCGCATTAATTACAACTGGCGGGCAAGGTGGCTTGTACCAATTCTTTAATGGCTACGTTAACTCATTTGCTATTAACGAAGAATGGTTTGAAGAATTGCGGCAATTTGTTGGCGTTGTAAGTGTTGCAGCATCATCTATACAACTAATTTTAAAAAACCGTACCGCAGGGAGATTTACAAACGATAACAATTGGCAATTCTTTGCACCGGGCGATACAAGCATGAACAGGGTTTCCTTTATAACAAACATAAATTATCAATTCGGCAAAGGTGCTACTGCAAATTCATGATAAGACAAGCCACACGACAAGATAAGCCTCAAATAATCGAGATGATGAAGTTGTTTCGGGCTGAAGCGGACATTGTGCAGTACCGCACCCTAGACAATGAGCCGTATTGGAATCGACTACTGGACACAATATTGGCAGGGGCAGGCATAGTATTTATTGAGGATAACGTAGGCTTAATCATGGCTTTGATTACACCTACAATATGGTGTGACAAGACTTTATATATGCAAGAGTTGGCGTGGTATGTTGTGCCAGAAAAACGAAACACAAGTGTTGGCTATAGGTTATTAAAAAAGTATGTAGACTACGGCAATCAATTAAAGCAAGAGGGCAGAATAGCCATGTTTGCAATAGCCAAAATGGTTACTAGCCCAGACGTAAAATACGGCAAGTTTGGGTTTTCTAAATTAGACGAAAACTGGATTCAATAATGTTAAGACTTTGGCTTACGGTTTTTTTACTTACATTTACAGTGCAGGCGTATGCTGTAGGGACAATGATAGTTGTAGGTTTAACTAGTGCTGCGTTTGCTGCTACCGCTACGGGCATAGCAATTGCTTTTGCAATCAATATGGTTGTTTCAATGGTAATCAGCAAGGCATTTGCCAACAACCCATCGTTTGATAACAGTACATCAGGTTCAAGCCCCAACCCTGGCAGTCGGCAACAACTCGGACCTGCTACGGACAATAAGTTGCCCGTAGTCTATGGGCAGGCATTTGTTGGTGGTATTGTTACTGACTTATCTATTAGCTCAAACAACCAAGAGTTGTATTACGTCTTACCAATTTGCGAAGTAACCAACACTAACGCGGGACAAACGGCCGATACGATTACATTTGGAAAAATATACTTCGGCGGTAAGTTAGTTCAGTTTCAAGGTAACGGGTACACAGTCGCTAGTCTTTTAGATGAATCAACAGGCATAGTTGACACCACAGTAAATGGCAAGATTGAATTTTACTTATACAGCAATGGTTCAAACACCCCTGTTAATCAAGCACTAACCGCAATACAAGTAATGCAAACGGCTGGGCTTATCTATACTTGGGACTCATCAAAGTTAATGACAAATAGTGCGTTTGCGATACTTCACTTATCGTATAGCCAAACGGCAAATATCACAGGTATTCAAACAACTAAGTTTCAAGTAACAAATAGCCGTAATAATACAGGCGCGTGTTTTAACGACTACTTAATTAATACTCGCTACGGTTGCGCTATTCCTGCAAGCCAAATAGATACAGCAAGCCTTGATGCGCTAACAACGTATTCAAACGGGTTTTTTGTTTACACAAATTCCGATGGTTTGCCTGCTATACAAGCAAGGTTCAAATTTAACGGCACATTAGACACACAGCGAAACGTGATGGCTAATTTACAAGACATGGCATCGTGCGCGGATTGCTTAATTAAGTACAACGAAATAACCGCAAAATGGGGTGTGATTGTACAAAGTCCTGATTACACGGTAGCGATGGCGCTTGATGACAGCAACCTGGTATCGGCTATTAGTATCACTCCTTTAGACATCGCATCTTCCTATAATATTGTTGAATGTAAATTTCCAAACAAAGACGATCAAGATGCGTTCGATTCCTCTACTTTTGACTTAGCACAGATTAATCCAGCTTTGCTCTATCCAAATGAGCCAATTAACAAGGTATCAGTTAGTTTGCCATTGACTAACAATAGCGTCACGGCTCAATATTTAGCAACTCGATTGTTAAAAGCAGGTCGTGAAGATTTACAAGTACAAGTAAGCGTTAACTTTGTTGGCATTCAACTTGACGCTGGCGATATTGTTACTGTTACAAGTGCAAATTATGGGTGGGTAGCCAAGCCGTACCGAATATTTAAAGTTGTTCAGTCATTTAATGATGACGGTTCAATATCGGTACAGTTAAATATGAGTGAGTATAATGCAACTGTATATGACGATGTGAGCATCACGGCGTTCCAGTTAGCGCCCAACACTGGATTAGGAGACCCTACTTTTTTTGGGACTTCTGCGGCAGTTTTTATTATTAATAATTATCCAACCGCAATAAACCCTTATTTCACCGTTCGCGTTACTACATCGCAAGCAGGCATCACACAATATGCAGAGGTTTGGTACTCAGCGTTTTCTAACCCGCTACAAGAACAAATGTATTTTGCTGGCACAAGTGAAGTTCAATCAAGTGGCAGACCTTGGTCTAATAATTTTCAATTACCCGTTATCACTTTAAACAATATACCCGCAGGAAACTGGTACATATTTTCGCGCATGGTAAACAGCTTGGCAAGCTCTGCCTTTAGCCCTGCAAGCATACTTTTCCAATGGCGACCCACTACGTTTCAATACGTTGATAAATACTTATCTATTGCTTACGGTACAGATTTAGCAGGTGCTGGTTTTAGTCTTACAAAAACTACGCAAAATTATTATGGGTTATGCAATCAAGATTCAACAACGCCAAGCACCGTACCAAGCGAATACACATGGTACGAGGCAAGCCCAGATTTTGCATCAGTAGTATTTTTGCTTTACTCA